AAATAATCAATATTAAATCACATGTAAGACCAAAATACATACATTCTAAACTTTTTGAATCTCATAAAGATGAAGAGATGCTTTTTTGTACTTTAGATTGTAGAAAATGGGCCCCAAGATCTAATTTATGGAAATATTTCTATTTTGTTAAAGGTCTTTCAAAATCTCTACCTGAAAACTTCTTCACATATTTCAATAAATTTTGGTCTAAGTATTTTTATAAAAGATTGAGAGTTCAAAAGATATATGTAGAAAAGCTATCTAAAAATAAGGAAAATGCAGATATTATCAAACACTTTTTCAAGCGCCCTGATGGGGATTTTGAATTGTATATGCCATACAGCTTCATGATGGGAATGTTTAATTATTTATCTTCTCTGATGCATGCCTGTACTCAAAAATATTACTCTGATTTGTCCATTAAAATATTTAAAGTAAATCTAAATATGTGTGCCCATAGTGATGACAGTTCTGGAACAATTAAAGGTGATAATCTAGAAATAATGTTAAGATCCTTCCAAGGATATGAAGTTTTTCAAAAATTAATGAATCATATGTTCTCATCTAAAAAATCAAACATATCAAAAAATTCCATGGAGATGATATCAATAATGTACATTAATAGAAGATTGACCCCTATGAAACATAAATTCCTAACTAATTTAGCATTGAACACAAAGGGATCTAGCTATTATGATGATATCAGCAGTGTAGTTTCATTAGTAGTGTCAGCTCATAGTAACGGAGCCAGCTTAATTGAATGTTACAGTTTAATGATCTCAACTGCTGAGTTAATTAGAAAGGCATATCACATACCTGATAATGTTAAAAATTCTAAAATACCCTTATGCATAGGAGGTCACTTCAACATGCATCCTTTACATTTAATTTTAATGGGGTCTTCTTCTCAAGAAACTATGTTAGATTTATTAGAATCTGAAGAAGAGAGGCTTTTTAGAGTTCAATTTTTAAAGGAGTTGTGTATTGACTACATTAGTGGGTTTGGAGCAGTAATGAATTACTCTAAGCCTTATTATATTAGACATAGAAAAACTCCACAATTAACTGATGAACAGAAAACAAAAATCAGATCACTGGCCTTATATTTTCAAAATGAAACTATAGGGGATAAATTGGATTATATAAATTCCCTTTATGATGCTAATTTTATTTATTCTCTAACCAATATTGATTCCAATCAACTGTTTCTAGCTACTCTTTTTTACTCTTGTTATATTACACAAGATAGTGATGAAGGGTTAATGAGTTATAAAATAAAAGATCTATGTACATCTTACAAGATTAAATTTTTAAACCATTCAAAATTTATAGACATAAATAAACCAATGAAATTAATTCCCAGCAAATTCTTAAGTTACATGAGGAGTGCAGAATTAATAAATGTAGATCTAAACAGTTTTAATTTTAAAATAGATAAAACCACAAAACCTTTAACTTACAATACTTTAGAGATTTTAGGAATGAATATACAATATAATACAGTTAGGAAAATGTTGGCAGTTCAAGAATGTGAAGAGTTAAGAAAAATAGTCCCAGACAGAGAAATACTTGAAAGATGGTTTAAATTCCTAGGCAAAAGCTTAAAAGATAAGAGTGATGATGAAATTAAAGCAATAGTAAAATACACGGGTAAAGATAGTTCACATGTTAGATCTTGCTATATGTCTATACCATCCAATATGATGATAGATAATATTGAGAGATTTTGGACTTTTAATTTAGTTTACAACACTTTTAGTAAGTATATATCTAATGTTAAACCTCAGTTATTGGGGTTGATGGATATAAATCCAACAATACATGCTAATCAACATCTCAAACATGCATATTTAATATTTAAAATTATGAATACAGTGTCAATTAACAATACTTTGAACCCTAATTTTATAAACAAAATGGAGGAACATCTTAATAAGTGTGAAGATTGTGTTAAGATGGATGTAATCCCAATGATTAAAGAATTTTATGACATTCTAAATGTTAAGGATTTAACAATAAACCCATCAATTCCTTTTTGTATATATAATAGTGAACAGAGACAAGGTTTAAATGTATGGTTTGGACAATGTGAATTTACTTTATGTACTAATCTGGGTTTAGTAGAACATAAAATAATAGAAGGCAAACCTTATACCACCTGGAGAGTAGAAACTGAGGAATCCTTAACTTTCTTATGGCTATTGTATGAAATTTTCACAGAGAGTAAAGGAATTTACACTCCTCAAATGACTAGTGGTAAAACTTTATATAAAAATAGGTTCTCTTTTAATGATTTAAGACAGGCAACAGTTTTATATAGTTTCAATTATGGTATCTTTCTTGAAAATAGTGAAGTCATTTTTGAAAAAATACCTGTCTTGAGTTTAACATTTAAAGGCAGAAAATATCATTATGGAGACAAGCAAGTAGATTTTATATTGTATAACTTGTATGACATAAATGAACAATTTTATAGAAGCCATCACTTAAAAGACCTTCAAAGTTATTTGTTCCCATCAACATTAAAATATGACAGAAATGAATTAAAATTATTCTTTTCAAATAGCAAACTTTTTAGATTGCTAACATTAAATCCTGAATACCAAGAAAGCAGAGCATTAAATAAAAGATATTGTAATAATGGTCTATTGGCAAATGAAGGAAGCTTCACTAGAGCTCTAGCTTTTGGTAATGATATAGGGTTTACTGATTATAGATTTTCAACATCTATTCAGTACAAAACTAATGTGCTGGAATATAAAACTAGACAGAATCTGCCTGTATTGGACATGTGGGAGAAAATGAATTTTGCAAGATTTAATTTTACAGATTATATTTTATTTAATAAAATATCCAATGAAGAAGAGTTAACTATAAATGATACTAAAAGACTGGATTTCTTGATTGAAAAATTTGGACTGAATCCAATAAACAGCTCAATAATTCTATTTAAACAGATATTTGCCAGTTTAGATGCTTCAGATATTGGCAATATAGATCATGGCACTCTTTTCAATTTTTACAATAAATTGATTGAAACAATAATGATAAATTTTAACGCTGTTGGAAACAAAACTTACAAGTATCCTAGTTATCCTTTCAATTTAAACAGTTTTCTTAAAACTATTAAGACATCTTTTGCTAATAAAGATAAGATGCTACTTTCTGACCTAATTGTTCAAGGATTGTTTAGAAGTTGGTTTGATAACCCGGCAGGGACTTGGGATTCAATCAAGGAAGACTTATTAGGATCTTGCTTTAAAATAGATATCAGATTAATCAAAAACATCTTCTGTGTTATCAAAGCCGTAATTATAGAACTTTCTGAATCTGAAAATTTTGAAACAAGATTAGAAGATGTTTGGGAAAACTATGGTAAATATATTAGATCTACAATATTAGAATTAGAAAATAGTGATGAAGTAGTGGAGTTAATAGACAGCATTGATGGTTCCTTCTTTAAACCAGTTTACAATAAATGGAAGGTGAATTCTGTTATAAAAGAAGAAGTTCTAGATTTAGTTTATGATGATTATAAATCTTTATTAGAATTGTTAAATGATGAAGATACAGAATATATGAGAGATATGATACAAGATAGAGAATGGGAAGGAGGTGAAATAGAAGTGTGGATGGAAGGTTATAAAGGTCTAAAAAATATCCAAGAAATGATCTCAACTAATGACTTCTTTAGAATTAAAATTTATCACCCATCTAGCTTTATAACAATTCCTGTTATTAATAAATATAAGTTGTATAAAAGAGTCATAAATGGGGTAGGTTATTATATCACAGAAATGTCAAATTTAGGCAATGATATTGAATTTAATATTAACAATTGGACGGAAAATCTTGATATAGTCCCTATCAAAAGCAAAGAAGAAATAACTGAGAAAGCAGTGTTTGAAGATGTTTTAGATGAATATGAATATTATGAAAAAAGTTTAGAAAAACTTGGAATATTTGACAAGAGCTGGATTAAAATATTATTGAATAAAACAGAACCTAAGGATTTTAATTTCTTTAATAGGTATTTAAAGGATATTTTTAAAGGGAAACAAAATATAGAGAAGATTAGAATTAAAAGAAGAGACATGAGAATGAAAAAAACTTATTTGCCTGGTTATGTTGGATTGACTACAGATCCAATATTAAGTTCAGAATTAAAGACTTTGTTTGGTGAAAATTACATTTCTATTTTAAATGGCGAAGTAAACATGACAGAGAAAGTTTGGAACTATATGAAGAAACAAATAATACTGAATTACAAAAATATGAACAACAATGAGAAAAGTTTGAGTTCATTGATATTATCAATTATGGTTGATGTCAATATTTCTGACTCCAATGATGATTGGTTTGTAGATTTTGTCTCAGAATTATTGTCTGAAGTTAATGATAGGTTGATGCCTAATATAAATAATATTGTCGATACACCTTTAAATTTACAAGATCAAAACGAGCATATCTTTAAAATAGAAGAAGAAGATCTGTATGAAATATAATGTGAGAGCTAAAGTTAAATATTGAATAATAAAATGAAACAAAAGATTTAATTATTTAATACACCGTTATAAGTAACTAATTATGGTGTATATACTTAATAATAAAATTTGGGAAGAAAAGGAACCTAGTATTGAGACTTTATATAATTTCTGTAATTCTAGGTACAAGTTTAAAAATAAGAATTATACAATCTCTTTAGATTATTCCAGGACTTATTATAAAATTAGACACAATGCTTTCCAAAGACAATGTTGTTTCTGGCTGGGCATTCCATTTCAAACTGACATACCATTTAGTAACTTTGGCATCGATAGCATTAGGACGCCAGATTATCTATTTAAAACTAAATCTAATGAAGTTATACTGCTTGAGTTTACTGTAACAAATAAATTGGAATCTGGTGTCATCAATAAGGAATATTATCATAAATATGACATGGAGAAGGTACTTTTCAATTCAATAGGGGTGAATGTCTTGGATTATTATATCATTATGGGGTTGGATGATGAAGAACTAAGCTGTGTTTCAGACATTTTTTATATATCTAAAAAAATTGGTATTGATGTTGATATTGAAGACATTCGGAAAGATATGACTGAATTTAGAGAGAGATTAAATAGATTGAATAATTTAGTTTATGAATTTGTACCTGAACTCACAGTCAATTCTGGTAGTTCAAACACAATTCTTTTGAAATCTAATATTTTAAAACCAGAATTCAAAGTTAATTCAATATCTCAGAGATTCAAGGATAAGGGAGTTAATAATTATGTCATAAAAAAGATAATGTCTGATAGAAAGGTCTTAATGAAAAAATTAAAGAAATTTGACATTCAAAATAAGATAGTTATAGTAGTTGACTTAACAATAGGTTATACTGATATCAGATGTGATGACTTAGGATTTGATAAAATTATTATACAAAGAGCATTGGAGAAACCATTTTTTGAAGATTTACAAGTTATTAAAGTGAAGGGATCTAAATTAACTTCAGAAGAGTTTAAATCTTTTGGTGATGAAGATTTACAAGATGTTTATTGTGAATCTAAATTGATTGAAGATTATGAAACTTCAAATTATGAATCTAAATTTAAAAATTGGATCAGAGATGGATTTACTAATAAAAATTTGTTGGCTAATTGTAAAATAAGTGAATTGAGGCAAGATTTCTGTTTGAACTTCCAAAATAAAATAAATAGTATGATGAATCAAAACAACATTGTAATTAGAAAAAAGAATCCTTTTATTTTCCCTGCTATTGATTTTATTGAATATTCTAATATTTTTAAATTGGATTTAAATTCTTTAAACACTTCTAATTTAATAACTAAAGAGATATTAGATATGTTTCAAAAGAAGGGAATAGAGAGCTTTACTAAAGATTATATAGTTGATAGATCATCTCTTAATGAAGATATTCTAAGTTGTGAAAGAGAAATGTCAAATATATATAATGAAATAAACCAAAAATTCAAAAAGGACTTTTTAGAATGTAAATGGAACTTTAAAAAGTCTAAATTGAAATCGCAGGAATTTCAAGCAATTTTTAAAAGATGGGTTGATTCAAAAAGAAAATTGTCTTACTTGATAAAAGAGCCTACTAGAACTAAATATAAAAATAGAGTTACTTTGGACATTAAAAGTAAGAAATTTAAAGAGCATTGGGATTTTGAGAAGAAACATTTAAGACAGCCTAAAGGCATTATATATTGCCACCCAGAAGAAGAGAATGACCATACTTTAATTTTAGACTTTCTTAAAGATCAATTTACAGTAACAAATATTCAAGCACCAGATTCTATTTTTATTAAAAGTGAAGTTAATGGTATTAAATTGAAAAACCTGGTGGATCAGATGTATAGTGAGTTAAATAAAAAAGAATTCCATTTTCGTTATCTAAAACTAGCACACAATTTATTGTTTATTAGTAGATTTTGTTATAGTTTGTTATATTATTCAAATATTAAATCAAATAATAATGACTTTTACTTTGATAATCTAGGATACTCAAATGCTTTTATATTAGTGAAAGGTGGTAAAAAAATCTTAAGGACTAAAAGATCCAGACTTTTCAGATTATTTTTCCCCATAAATGAAATTCAGGAGAAAATAATGAGGAGTGAAAATTGGGAAATCCATTTAATAGAGGGGGTTAAATATATGTTAACCCCTTGGAGGCAATTAAGGATCGATTATTTAAAAAAAGGTTTTGAAATATACCACAACTTTTCAAATTATTTAATTAGCAGAACACAAGATTTAAAAATAACATTTAAGGAATTTATGCCAATGGTTAATTTAAAAATTCTAGGGCTATTTTCACAAAAAAGGAAATTGGAAATATTTCTAGGGCAGTTAAGATATCTTTTTTATAACTTAACAGGTGAATTTAGTAATGTAGCTGAGCTTGCCAATTCAATGGCAACTTACAACTTTGATATAATAATATCAGTTCTTCAAAAATCAATTATAAAGAATTATAACAAAATACAGACAACTTTAAATTCAAAGACATTATTTGATTTAGTAAGCTGTGAAAGCTTTTTGAATATTGAATATATGGCAGAGAAATTTGATGAATCTATATTTATGACAAAATCTCCATTTGAGCCAATGAATGAACATCTTAAAAACTTGAAATCTGTATTATTGAATCATGATTATTTTTATAAGTGTATATATGGTGAAAATAATAAAAATATACCACTTTCAGAAAAAAATCTAGATCCATATGAAATCTTGAAATCAACAAAATTAGATTTAAGAGACCAAGATAACAAAAAGAGTTTTGAAAGGGCATTTTCAAATGATTTCATCTTTGATCCTATTTTATGTTACACAGTTGGTGAGTATAGTAGTAGGTTTATTTCTGATAAATTTACAACCGCTGAATTGTCTGATTTTTTTGATAAATTAATTACTAGCTCCTTCACCAAGATAAAAACTTCTAAAGGTATGAGATCTCATGATGGTGAGTTTTGGGGTAAAAAGGACATGATGTTATATTCCAAGATTTAAATATTGAAGAAATAAACGATCTAATAAATATAGAAGATAATTGGTATAAGCAAAATAAAAAAATAAAAGAAACACATTTAAGTATAAAAGATTATATAGAAAGATTGAATGCCAAAAATATACCATTTGAGTTTGACATGAAAGACAAAATCCAATTTAAAGATTCTAGAGAAATCTATGTAATGACTGATTATACCAAATCTTGTCAAAATCCTGTAGAAGAATTTTTTAAGAAATTGTGTTCATCTTTGGAGAATTAAATAATCAATATTAAATCACATGTAAGACCAAAATACATACATTCTAAACTTTTTGAATCTCATAAAGATGAAGAGATGCTTTTTTGTACTTTAGATTGTAGAAAATGGGCCCCAAGATCTA